CCTTTATACCCTATCCAAAATACTACCCAATATAGTAGCGGTATAAAATATAATTTCCATAACTTTGCGTGCTCGATAATCGAGCATATAAGAACTATTCCACAGAATATATATATAAACCCCTCATGCAACAACGCCCAATTCACATGGCTTGTAAAAAACTGTGTTACCTTGCCGTCTTCTGCCTGTAATCCACTAAAGCTACGCCAAAACATATTTATTCCAGCCCAGACAACTAATATAAATAACGGCCAGCTTCTATATTCTCTTATACGTTTCGTTACTAATCCTACAAGAAGTATAAACAAACTTCCATGAACCAAGAATATACCTCTATTGTCCCCCTTTTGGGTAGGAAGTAATACTATAAACCCCAGAACACATACATCAAAGAACGAAGGTAGGGGAATACCCTTCGCAAGTATCCCCCCCACCTTTCGCACATACCTATTGATTATAGATAATAGATACATACTATCGCGTCGGTATCCCCAACCATAACTCCTAATTGAGTAGTAACCTTCTTCGGATAGGGAAACCAAATCTGACTAAACGGAACAGAACTCGTTACCTCAACTTCTGTTATCAAGTTAGTATTAGCCATATCAGCTTCGGCAGTCGCATCAGAACTGGTCGCAGTCGTTAAATCATATAACGAGCAACCAGCACCACGACTGTCAGAAGTCGTTATCAGACTAAAACCAACTATTTTGCTGTTCGGGCTGATAGCTGATGTAGGGATAGCAAATCCATACTTTTGCCCACCAAGTCCGCCACTAACACTTGCAGTCGAAGTTTTCGAATACGTAGGGTTTACAGCTTTCACGCAAGTATAAACCTTGAGAAGACTGTAATCACTTGCAGGATTTACAGCACTCTCACCAAACACACTCCCTACCGATGAGATTAGAAACCCCAGTGTAAGGAGTATAAAAAATAACTTTTTCATTTTATCCTCCTTATACCAAGTTTGCATAACCCCATCTCCAATCCCACCATACCGTCCCACAACGATAGTAACTCAAATATTTGGCAATTCACTTAACCCGATACTTTCGTATCGGAGTGGACTATACCATCGGCTAATTGCTTGTAAGAAAAACTTGTTTTGCACTCTTTACACCACATTACTTTATGCCATCCCTTTTTATGCGGTTCAAATTCTTTCCCGCATTTCAAACAAACTTTAACCTTAATCCTTTTAGCAAACTTTCGTTCCTTTACTAAATTATGTTGTCTTACATCATTGCATCGACTTCCACAAGTTATAGCATTAGGAACATATTTGCTTGGCATAAATATCTTACCACATATAACACAAGTTTTTTCTACAAGAATAGTCGGGGATATTATAGTCTCTGAAGGTTCGGAATATTGCCTTATTTTACGTATTTCATTATAAGCATACGCCAAATAAGGATGTAGAGCATTACTTCTTAATTGTTTAATACCAACACAAGTTTTCCAAATATCATAATCTCTCTTTTTCTTTGTCCTAAACTCACAAGTATCAAACAACCTTACCAATTTTACCAAATCTCTATTATGGGATACATAAAATCTTGCTATATCGCCATGATTTAAGTTTTGGCTATGCAATGACCTATGCAAAATACTTCCAAAACCCAAACTATTTTTAATAGAGAGTAAAACTGGCGTATCATCGGCTCGTAAAGTTATAACAAATCGAAGAGAGTAGTAAGAAGTATTTTTTCTTCTACGAATTATAAAACTTCCTTCACCCTCTACTAACCCTACTAACCAATTTAAGAAGTCTCTGTCCATACTATTCCGCTTCCCTGCTGATTGTCGAATCTTCAACATTGTTACTATTAGCAATCGCCTCTGCTTCTGCTATGAGTAGTTGAAGCTCTAACGAGTTTCCAGCAATTTCATCCCTTTTCATTTCGGTATCGCTACCGAAAGCTCCAATTTTATTTAGAGTATCGCTATCCTTATCCTGCATAAACTGGATAGGTTCTCTATTATACCAAACTAAATAGTCCTTCAGCATAGAACTGTCTACCATTACCCAGTTCTCTGCGACTAACCTATTCCATACGGCAAGTTTATACTTACCCTGATGGAAATTCTTGTTATTATCGGCTGTGTTCACCTTACCCGTAGAGTTGATAATCTCCCACGCTGTTTCTTCGTTATCCTTATAACAAAGTATCATGTCAGGGTCTATCGGAATTAACTCCCCAATCATATCATAGAAACCAAGCATACGTTGCCTTACAGTTTCTACGTTCGCGGCACTCAAATTCAGAGTGCCTTCATTTGATTGAGTAGATACTCCGCTAACAGGTGACGGGTGGTCTGACGCAAACAATTCCGTTCCATCTCCGTCTGTTGGCTCATATGTAAATCCAAGATTAAACACATTCGCCCCTGCCTTCTCCCTTGAACGATTAGCCGACACAGCTAATCCTTTACCGAACATCGCCACAGTCCTTGTCTGGTCATCAGCGGCTAACTTACGCTGAATTTGTATCTGGGCTGCATATTCGGTAAATACAGCGGTCTTATCATACCCCTGGGTTCTCTCAACGACACCTATTCTTCCAGTGAATTCCTGATGGTCTGGCACTGGACCTACTTGAGTAGTTTTCTCAAACGCAGCGTCTGAAGAATCTATCCCAAACAGGTCAGGCACCATAGTAGGAAGCACCGGATACTGGTCCATATATGCTTTAGAAATGTCTTTCTGCAGCAAATCGGGCCAGTTACTTGCTAAATGAACTCCCATTGTAACCTCCCTTTATGCTACTATCTTTCGATAGCAATGTGTCAGCATGACCAGTTCTTGTTCATACCTATAATTCGTCAACCTACTCAACCCCTTATGTATCCAATACCTCATAGCCATTTTAGGCGAACCACTATGCGTTATCCAGTTCTCCACTACGTTCAAATGCGTAGTGCTTGATGCTGTTGTGCGTGGAATAACGCCAGTTGCTGCACTATTCAAAGCCACAAGACGGTTACCTATCGGCAATATATACCCTAAATCAGTAGAAGTATCTGTCGTTACAACCGAGTCAGCAGTTATACTTGTAGTAGCTGCTGCTGTCGCATAACGAAGTTCGCCTGCATACGTAGCAGTGCTCGAATAATCAGTTGTGGTATACATCCACCCACCATCCATGTGGTCTGGAATAGTTGTAGTCCAAGTAGTGCTTGCAGTAACCGCTACTGCTGTAAGAACCGCACCATTCGTGGTATTGTCACAGAAAGCGAAATACGATGCCTCTGGATTTACTATCGCAGGCACCCAGCAAAAGCCAGTTGTGGCTGTCTTTGAAGGAACAGCAGAAGCCAAGTTATACAACGCGGCATTCTCCTTGCTCGCATACAAATCAGTTGAACTCGCCATACAAGTGCCGATAGTATCTTCAGCGTCGGTTTCTGCGTTTGAGCCACCCGCAGCAGTAACATAATACTGTGTAGCAGCATTCCATGTCGCAGCTCGCATAAGCAATTCGCCTTCAGCCAATATCGTGCCATCATAGGCTGGAATATTGGTAATAAAAGGGTAGTTTGAACCTAATATCCTTGCAAGTTGCATTAACTACCTCTCTTTTCTGCATAACGGAACGAATTACAGAACGGACACCCGCCTGTAGCCGTAGGAGAATAATAATAGTCCGTTACGCTCTTTCCCCCTACTGTATAGGTAGCAGATGACTGGCTTCCATAACTTATACCTTTCCCTGTGAAAGACCCGTCCCTCAAAATCAAATCCCTATCCCTATCACAGATAAACCCGCAAAATCGACATCTCGCTAAACGAGATTCGTCCCCCTTTACGCCTCTCCAATCCTTCTTATCCTTGGCTCTTAAAGTTCCTCCTGTATGCGGTGAAGGGTATAAATCACGAAACATTTATCAGAATCCTCCTCTACCCATTGGAATTTTTCCTTCTCTATTCTTAACCTGAAAATACTCCTTTTCAGACTTATAGAAACCTGACGCTACCTTACTCTTAACATGAGATTCTTCTTCTTTACTGTTATACTTAATCTCTACTTCTTCCTCTTCTTTAGGTGGAGGATTATCGCCTCCAGAAGCTAATGCGTTAGCGTCTACTTTCTTCTCCCTTTCTTTCTCTTTTACCTTCTTGTCCTCTTCCAACTTCTTTGCCATATCTTCCTCCTTTTTGGATTTAATCCTATTCTCCATAGCTTCCATAATGATTAACGGTGCTTTAGCCGAAGCTAAAAACTGTTCATCACTTGCCAGCTCCACCCAAACTTTAGTTTTCTCACTTTCCATATCAAGACATGGCACTCCATTCGGGTCTTCAACCATGTTTCCTGCGGCATCTTTAGCATATCCGCCCCTTCCGTCAAACTTAAATTTCTTTATTTCTCCTTTCTCATTCCTTAAATACAAATCAGGATGTTTTTCCTGAAGTTTAGTAATGGCAGTATTTCTTTCATTCTGCCAACTTGTTACTTGCTTATTGGCACTATCCGCCAACTCCTTCGCCTTATACTTCAATTCGGCAGCATAATTAGGGTTTGCGTCAAACAAATCGTTCCACTCTTCCTCTGTCTTTGGCAGATTACGCTCTGTGTAAACTTTAGTCAAATCGTCTTCATCAGGTATATAAGTAGGTTTCTTTGCGTCCTCTATTCTCTTTATCCTACCTACCAACTCTACCTTTTCAGCTTCCGACTTGTTAAGTTTATCAACTATGGTTTCCAGCTTCTCTCCCGTTTCCTTCCATAACTTGAAGTATTTATCCACTTCCTCTTGTGTTACATACTTCACATCCTTTGGCAATGTAGCTTCCGGCATACATTCCTCCTTTTTTATTCTGAACTATAACTCTTTATCTCCTCGACCAATCTATCTAAAAAGTCGCTCCTAAACAGCTTTTCGAGCAACTCTATTTGTCCCTTATAATACCTTGCTCCCGATAAATCATTATTATCGAGTGAGCTATCCCTGCGGACTTCCAGCTCTTGCTTGTATGTTCTGCCCAGGTCCCACGGTCCGAGGAGCTTGCGGGCCAACACTTCGAGGCCCGAATGGTTGATTAGCTCCGTTAAGCTCTTCAAATCCTGCGAATGGAGATACCCCTTGTCCATAAATTTGACTCCTTCGTTCCACTCCCTCTATATATGCCATCTGCAACTTTCTTATTACGTCATTAAAGATAATTCTTGCTTCTGGCGTAAACCTTTCGTAGCGTTCGGTCTTTCTCAACTCCATAAGTCGAGGCATTACTGCAGTAGGGTCTATTTTAGCCATTAACGCCTGAACCTGTCCACCCTTTTCCTGCTCTATCATACTAAATATAGTTTCGGCGTCTTCTGGTGTGGGGGAGGGCGGCATTGGCCCGATATATTTTTCTACGGGGGTTCTACGGAACGCTTCCAATAAATCCGCCCTCACCTGCCACATAAACGCTGGGTTCTGCGTAACAAGTGGGTCAAACGCCATCATCTGATACATACCCATAGCCAATGACCGTTTCCCTTCCAAATCTATCGAAGTCAAATCAAGTTGCATTTTTGCCTCATAGTTGCCTATCATATACTCTGGACTTGGATATTCATTAAGTCGGGACTTACCCAATATCCTTTCCCACTTCGCCGGGGGCATATTCTCTTCATACTTCTGGCGTATATCCGTAAGTAAATCACATATTATCTGTTGAGCCCTTCCACCTATCAAAGTAAATTTGCTTTCACCCTGCTGTATTACCGCTAATGTGCCTCTGGCGGTAGGTCTTGAAGCACTTTCTTTACCAAGCATAGCAGGCGTAAGATAGGTAAGGCGTTCTATAAGCTCCAACACTAACCGCATTTCATTAGAACTCCACTGCAAGCCACTCAAATTGTATGTAGGTATGTATATATCGTTTTTGGGGTCGTCGACAGGAACCCATGTAGCAGGTCCCGCCTGTAATCTTCTCGGATTAGTTCCACTCGCAGGTCGATAGAACCCACCGCCTCCTATTACTCTATTACCAGCGTCTATTCCCTGATTAAATATTGCATCCAATAAAGTATGAAGGTGTCTAACAAGTTCTGGAACGCCCTTACCGTATGCTCTCCCAGGTCTACGCAGAAATGGTCGTATTATCCATGGACGCCTGCCTATCCTTGATACGTGATGTAATGCCCTACCCGATAAATAAAACTTCGGTTCGACTGCTATAAGAAATACACACTGCTTTCTTACATCATCACCCTTTACTATTGCGTGCTTTATATACCCCTCTATACATCTTAACTTATAACTATCCTTACGAGGCGGAGGCGGAGCACTCCCTTCCGCAGACATTCTTGCCTGTTCTGTCCCTGAAAACTCTGGCAGAGCATTTATAGCCAATGATAGGTCATCTAAACTCACATTATCAGTTAACTGCCCCTTTGCTTTCATTTCCTTTAAGTCATCAAGGGTATACCACCTTTCATCAAGGATATACTCGGCGTCATCTTCCCATCTCGGATTTGTGCTGTCGGAGTGGTAGGGTATATACACCTTCTCTATGGGGCGTATATCTAACTCACACCTTTCATCTCGGATATAATCTACTTTAACATCATACTCAAACTTTCCTGTTACGAAGCTATTATACGTTATTTTGGGTATCTTACGGGTTACGTATTTATAATAGACCTTCCATAAAAGTTTAATAGCTACTGTTCCGTCTACCACAAGGAGTTGAATTATGTCATCTATCTTATCCATCAATCTCATATCTACCGAAGCAACCCAACTCATTACTATTTTATTTACATTGGAAGTTTCTAAATCATGTTCTTCCATACCTTCCCAAGTTATACTTTGTTCGTTCCATACCATAGGAAAGAGTTTAGCATGGAGTAGGTCGCAGGCAACGGTAGTTACCATAGTTGATATATTACTGTGCCCATTCCACGGAAGGTCGGTATTCTGCTTAATTCCCTCATACTGGTCTATACTTGCCTTACGAATAGCAAGCCAGCCAGCTCTTGATGCTTCCGCTTCCTCAAGCATATCCACTACCTTATCGACTATCGCCTTCTTATCGTCTACTCCAAGTTGTAACTGATAGGATAGTTCTTTTTCCTTATCCTTCGTTTCTTCTTTAGTATCCTTTTTAAATGCTTCCTTCGGCTTAACAGCCATTATTTACTCCTCCAGTGGCTTTTCTTTACTGCCTTATTTCTTCCAAGTCCACCCATACATCTTTTCCACGCCTCATCAGAAGCCATGCCCTTCTTTACATAATTTATAACGCACTCGTGAGCCGCCGCAGTATGAATACCTTTCCCTTTCTTAATCCCAGCACTACGCATTGATACGCCATGTTTTTTGTATAAAGCTACTATTTCCTTACTCACCTTTTTCTCCTCCTATGTGTTATAATAACTGCCTACTCCTTCATACACTTCGGCGTCTATCGCATCCCATTTGAATAGAACCAGATACTGAAGCAGGTCAGGAAAGTCGCTTGCTAAATCCTTCGGCTTCTCTTTAGGGTCGCGCTCCGCAAATTTATAGTCGTCCCACACATAGTGTTCTACTTGATAGATACATTGTGTAAGGTCATTGGCTATCATCAAATCTGGTCTATTTATAATACTTATGGGCTGGGTTCTATCGTAATGGAGCATTTCGGATACTGCCTTACGACCTAAAGGTTTATGGTCGTCACCAAAGGCAAACCTCATAGGATAGTTCTGCTCCGTAGCTTCCCTCTCAAATGTTTCTCGCACGGTCATACGAGTATTGCCTTGTATCTTCGGACCGAAGTTAGGGTCTATAAGTCGATAATCCATTTTATCCCTATACTTCATCTCCTCCCCGATAATATGGCTTACTACGGCGTCAAAGTTCATATTACCAAGCCATGCTTCTCTGTATACAAATACTCGTTTATACTCTGGCTCAAGGGCAGCCCATAGCAAAGCATGAGGTTTTCTATCGTGAGGGTCTATAAGGAATAGTCGTTTCCAATGTTGGGGAGGTTGTCCATCTATGATAACCCCCTTCTCGCCTTCCTTCCAAATACTCCTATCGAAGGTATGAACATCTCTATCCCAACCCTTCCATATTCTACCTGCCAAGAACCTAAACTTCCCTCTTGCCCTTGCTTCCATTTCATCAGGGGTATATGCACTCTCAAATCTACGTATATTCTGTTCAGGAAGCCCTATATACTGTCCTGAAAGAGGGTTATATCGATATAGATTATGCCTTATATCACCTACCACGCTAAATACGTTAGTATTCTGGAATATCTCATCAAAAACCCATGGTTCTTTGAGGGGCGTAAGCGTAAATCGTTCATGTCCCATAAAATCCGTTAATCCTCTAAAAGTAGCAGCTCTATGAGCCCGAGGTGGAGGCTCGTCCCAATGAACATAATGAAAAGAAGCCGACTCGCATACATCAGGACTTTGTTCATAAGTAAATATATCAAATGTAGACGTTCCACCTGACTTATGTTTTACGTAATACTTAACATATACGCCTTGATTATTCTTCTCCCTGTCCTTTATAGTCCCCTTCGGAAACCATTTCTCTATCTCTTCTGTGATAACATCTTGCACAACCTTAAATGTTTCTGCAAAGATACGCCCTTTGGTAGGTTTCTTGAAACGTAGGTTCTCTGGATACCAGTCAGGATATTGCCCAGTAGCGTCCATAGCATCTTGGGCTATCCCGGCTGTCGTTTTTCCGGAACGATTGCTCCCACAGAATAGTTTAGTAAGGTTAGGGGCGGTATGAAATTCATATTGAGGGCAGCCTTCTATCACATACTCACTACCCCAATAATCAATATAGGTATGTTTGTTGGCGGAACAGGACTTGCCATCACAACCGAAAGCGTGAGACCAGTAGTAATTAAGAGGATTGTTCTGTATCCTCTCCTTCAATTCCCTCAAGTTCTCCGCTTTTTGCTTCAATAACCTTACTTCTTCGGAGCTCAAGGAGTTTGAAGTCGATTTCAGCGACTTGTTTTCGCAGGTCTTCATCAGATACCTCTGTTCTTACGAAATTCTGGAAAAGTGCCACCATTTCGGGCTTCTTTTCTATTTCATTCATAGCCCTATCATATATTTCAAGCAGACGTTTGAGCAAAACAGAGTATTTACTCCAACTTTTATGCGGAATATCACCCAATACACCGTCTTTATCTCCACATATACGGGATATAACTTTCAGTATCCTCAACCGTTCCCTATTCATACCTTCGAGGCGGACTCTTTTATGGGCGATGTCTACCATGAGAGGGTTTGAGCGGTATCTATCTACGGCTTGTTGGATTTGAGGTAAGTTAGCAGAACGATTAAGGAACGCACTGACGGAGAATTTATGAAGTTGGACACCTTCACGATTAAAAACTTCTTTTGCTATATGGGTATAATTCAGACCTTGAGCATGAAGTTCACAGACGAGGTCTGCTATCTTGCCTGTAAGTTTAAGAGAGTGTCTTGGCATTTGTTATATAGTATATATCATATATACTATAACGACAACCTTCTTATAAGATTTTGGGATTTTCGTTCCAGACGACGTTCAAGAGGTGAACTATAACTCGGAAGGTTCTCATATTCCACGTGCAATTTCTCTATTGTCTTGGATATTGTTGATAGTTCAGTTTTTGTGGGTTTAATATTCCGTGTTAATATATGAATATATTGATAACTTCTATGCAAAATTCTTGCTATTTCTTTAAGGTCGTAGCCCTCAAAAAATAATTTCCGAAGGTGTGGAGAATTAGATGTAAAACTCATATATTATATACCAAATAAAGAAACCTGCACAGATAAATAATGACAATCCTACCAGATACGCTACTGCAATATCAATAAATACCCACTTTTTAATATAATCGTAGTGTTTCATTTCTGTTATATCGCTATCGGATAAAAAAAACCCATTATTACTGCCCATATAATACAAAAAGGAAGAACGCTTACAAGTGCTGCCATTTCTCCAAATAAATACAGAGTAAGAATAATACTAATCGCTAATCCTATCCCACCAAGAATTCCTACAACTAATTTCTTATTCATTCCGCCTCCCTATCCTTTTATTTATTTTCCATGTTTAAGACAATACTCATTAGACAGAGGTTTAAACTCACAACCATTAAATTTACATCTGTCAGACACTTCCCGTTGTTCGTCGGGCTTCGTCAGACAAACCTTTAAAAAGTTATTACCGTGCTGTGTAAGTATAAACTCCCCCTCTATAAGAAACTCCTTGGGCTTTCTTAATAATTGTCTAACAGTTACTTTTTTCATATATATAGTATACCATATAATCCTTACTTTGTCAAGAGTTGTCTGACAAAATCATTATTTTTGTCTGACAAACCCTATATTTATAAGTTATTTGTCTGACAATTATTTTTCTTGAATATATATGCGGGGGCGGTGTAGAGAAAGATACTAACACCTAACTCCTTATATAGTAAATACTTGAGTGAGGGCTGGAGGAATAGAGATACTATATACAATCATTATGTATAAATAGATGTTTAGCACCCTACAGTAATACAAACCCCTATCCCCTATGGGGGTATTTCCCTTTCTGCCCATACTCATAGAGCTATTGTCATAACCAATTACTCTATAAAGGATTAGGTGTATGGATTACATATGTCCATACCTATTATAAATTGTGGAAGTATCTAATATTGGGGCTTGGTAGGAACCTCTGGGAGGGCGAACCATCCTGCGCATACCCCAAGCTTATAGCTCTATACTTACGCCTTTACTCCTTCGGCTCATACTCTACCCTGACTTATGCCGCCGACATACCTTTACACTTTGGACTTGGGCTAATAGCTTATAGGATTGACTTAATAGATTATTAGATAGGGAAAGCGGGACTTGATATGCTTATAGAGAACAGCCCTGATACACCGGGCGGATAGTCGCCTATATACGGATATGTCAAGGCCGTATTGCTTCAGCATGGCCAACGCTTCGGCTTTAGTGTGCCGGCGATATATACTTATACCGGGCATAATGCGCCTTATAGACCGCTTGCGTTATCGTATAGTCTGCCCTGGCAGGCTTGTAACCTGTCAACGGCTCATATATGATATGCGCGCACGATTGCTTAATGGCCTGTGGCATATGCCTGTCGCGATAGATTATCCGGGCTTTGTCTTGTAGTGTCATGATATAGCCTCCTTCTTGGCCCAACTGTTGGCCTGACCGTCTAATATTTCCATACCCCAACATATAGAAGATATAACCCCGTCAAGTAATATCGCCTGGCCTGTTGTGCACCTGCCCCAATAGTAATTATTGCCCCACTCAAGCACCGGCTCGCCCTTACCCTTGAGCTGACGATATAGCCACTCGGTAACAATCCACCATTCAAAGATTTCTTGAGCTTCGGTTTCGGGTAGCTCCTCCGTTACCTTATCGCATCCCGGACACTTCCAGGATTTCTCGTTTGGTGATAAGAGAGGGCTTGACACTTCGGGAAATTCGCCTTGATAGCCGCACTCTTGACACTTCGGCATAAAGAAATTTTCTACGTCCTCAATAGTAGGTAATGGATAGCTTTTATTAGTATACCCGGAGCTTGCCTCAAATATCGCCTCCATTTCATAGCTAAAGCACGCTAACACCTCACGCGCCACAAATTTTGACTTAATATCCTGATT